AAGAATCATTAATTCAGTTAAGTAAACTACAAAAAGCTGGAGTAAAAATCTTTGATGATGTTGATACTTTTGTAAACTCAACAACAGGTAAAGATAAAGACATACTTAAACAACTAGATAGTATGGATGGAGTTTGGGCTGGTAAAGGTAATCTTTATAAAAGAACAAATTATTTAAAAGAACAAATACAAGACATGGGTATAAGTGTCAAAGAAGGATTGGATTGGTTAGAGTCTGGTGCAAAAAGAAATAATAATTTTTGGACACAAGAGATGTCTAAAGCAGGTGGTAGATTTGCAAGAAGTGTAATCTTACCTACATCTAGAGAATTTTCTAAAGTGCCTAGATATATGACTAATCCTAAATGGGATATATTTACACAGTTTTTAAGATACCCTACAGCGTTTAGTAATACTGTATTAAAAAACTTTGCTAGAGATACTTTAAATAGTCCTGGAATGTCAGCTCCAAGGTTTGCTGCTTTTGTAGCAGGCTCAACAGCTATTGCAAGAGGTACTAATTACTGGAGAAGTAGTCCAGAACAACAAGCAAAGTATGACCAGTTTGCAAGAAAGCCAGGAACTGATTTAAAAGGTAAAGCTTTCGATGTTTTTGTAGCTAGAAGTGCAGAAGAAAACCTTAGAGCTTTTCAAAGAGTAGGTTTATTAGGCCCAATAGAATATGGTTTAAGATTTGCAGATGCTTATAGAGCAAATCCAAATCCTTTAGTAGCTGTATCAAGTTTAGGTGGCCCTGTTATGGGAGACATTACAGGCTCTACAATCTACAACAGAGGATTGTTTGAAACGTTAGCAAGAAAAACTCCTTTGATAGGTATTAGACATCCACTTAAAAAATACACAGGCTTTGACCCCTTTGAACCAATCATTGAAGGCGGTAGATTTATAGACGAAGAAGCTAGATACCAACTACAACAAGGTATTGAAGATGTACTACCACCAAGAGTAGGTTATAAGAAAGGTGGGATTGTAAAAGAAACATTTAAAGAAATGGGACGTATGCAATATAACACAGGAAGTCTTGTAATAAATGATAAAACTATTGATAAAGAAACAAGAATAAGATTTGATAATATAGATAATGATTTAAAAAACTTAGGATATGGTAAAGTTGCTAGAGCAGCTATTCTTGGTAATATCCATGTAGAGACAGGTGGTACTTACGACCATCAACAAAAACAAGACAAGGGTAATGGTTATGGTCTTTATCAATTTGATTTTCAAAAAAAATATTATATGGAAAATGAAGATAGCTATTTGACATCAAACAAGTTTGAAGATACCCCCATGAATCAAACTATGTTTATGCATGAAAGTATAAATCAATTAGCACCAGGAAAACACACAGTAGATAAAAATAAAATAAGCCAGTTGCAAAGAGATTTACAGGGTGATGATGTAGCAAGAGCAGCTATTTCATTTTCTGAAAATTATCTACAGCCTGGAACACCACATATAGATAGAAGAAGAGATGCATCCAGAACTATATTTAAAGTATTAGGAGATTAGATTGGGATTTCCGTTTGAAATAATTACTATGCTTGCATCTACAGTCCTAGGTGGACTAATGAGTGTATGGGCTGAAAGTAGAAAAGCTAAAGCAGAGCAACAAAAGCTACTCATTACACGTGGGGAGTTTGAGATGAAGGCTAGAAAGCAATCACTTGACCACGGCTTGAAGGATAAAGGTTTTGCATGGACAAGAAGAATCATAGCATTAACATCAGTCTTTGCTATTGTTTTATTACCTAAACTTGTAGCTGTATATTATCCAGATGTATCAGTAACTGTTGGATATACAAATTGGAATCCAGGTTTTTGGTTCTTTAAAGAAGGCAGGGATATTTTTGAATGGATAACTTTTCAAGGTTTAGTAATTACACAATTAGATACTAACTTAGTATCAGCTATTATAGGTATGTACTTTGGTGGCAGTTTAGTGAAAGGTAAATAATGGACACTAGAGACTTTATGACTGTCTTGGAAACTGTAGGTATTCCTGCTGCTTTTGCATGTGCTGCTGGGTGGATGGTATATAAATTATTTAATGCTTTGATAGCAGACGTACATAAAAAATTAGATACGCAACACGGTATGATAGTTGCATTGATAGATAGAGTAAGACAAATGGACAATGACATGATACGAATAGACTCAATGGTAAGAACTGCTATGGGTGTACAAGTAGATGTCGATAGATTAGCGAGAGCAGATGGAAAGAAAGACCAAAGGAAAGATTAAACTTATCCCAACATTTAAAAGTAAGAAGGCTGAAAGAAACTGCGAGTTCTGTATGTTCTTTTGGTCTATATTAGTTGTGTTTTGGTCTCTTAATAGTATTGCAGATGAAATGGTACATAAGTTTAAGAACCCATCATTTAGTGGTATAGGTACATCAGCACATTATTTAACTATAGAGAACCAAGAGTTTACTAGAAAGATGAGTATAAAAGAAGAACTCAAAGCTCTACAAGAACAAATAGAAAGAGATAAGGAGAACACAACATTAGCTAGATTTATCAGGAATTTAGAATCTAGAATATATGCACAACTATCTAGACAATTAGTAGAAAATTTATTCGGAGAAAATCCTAGCACAAATGGCATACTAACTTTAGAAGGTAATACTATAGAATACAGTATAGAAGACGGAATAATAACACTAACTATAACAGCAAGCGATGGAACACAAACAACTATTCAGTTGCCTATTGGTGATTTTTCTTTTTAGTGGATGTGCAGTATTAAGTAAGAATGACGACTTAGTTCTATCGAAAAAAATACAGCCTTCAACCATATTAGAAATACAATCAGATGAGCTATTTAAAATGCCTGGTGCTAAACAACAACCAGTTGTTGCGGTATACCCTAATAGTTTTAAAGATTTAACAGGGCAAAGAAGAAGTAATAGTTCTTTTGCTTTATTTAGTACAGCTATAACACAAGCTCCAGAAGCAATATTGATAAGGGCTTTGAAGCATACATCAGATGGTAAGTTCTTTAAAGTAGTAGAACGTGTTGGACTTGATGACCTTACAAAAGAAAGACAATTAATTAGGACAACTCGTAAAGAGTTTAAAGAAGATGCAAAATTACAGCCTTTGCTTTTTGCAGGGCTTATGTTCCAGGGAGGTGTAATCTCGTATGAGGCTAACCTACAATCTGGAGGTGCTGGTGCTAGATACCTAGGAATAGGTAACAGTAAACAGTATAGAGAAGATACTGTAATTATTTCACTACGATTAGTTTCAGTATCTACAGGTGAAGTGTTAGTAGAGACATCAGTTTCTAAAAGCATTTTATCTACAAGTGTTTCTCAGGACGTGTTTCGTTTTATAGAAGCTGGCACAGAGCTGGTGGAAATAGAAGGAGGAGTAGCTGAGAACGAATCTATCGCTATTGCTTTAACAAAAGCAGTAGAGACAGGTGTACTAAATATAATAAAAATAGGAATAGGGAGAGGCTATTGGGAATATGAAGAATCTAATTAGTATATTAGTTATGTTGTCGCTAAGTGCATTAGCAGATAATGAAATATATATTGACCAATCAGGCGATACCGCCAATATTGATTTAGAACAACTAGGAGGAGATAGTAACATCATTGCTGGGTTAGAAAGCACAGCAGGAAATTTAACACCGTTAGATTTAGATGGAGACAGTCTTACTCTAGACATAAATCAAATAGGTGGTTCTAATACTTTTCTAGGAGATATTTGGGCTGACAATTTTACAGGCTATTTTAATTTTGATGGAAGCAGTAATGATTTCACAATTCAAGTAGACCCAAGTAACACTTATGGTGCAGACAGTTCAGATGTTAACATTGACGTGTCAGGTAGTAGTAATGATTTTACGCTAGACTTAGCTACAACAGCTATGGCTAGTAATACAGACCTTGACTGGATTGTAAATGGCGATGGAAACGTATTTGATTTTGATATTAATTATGATGGAGCTACAAACTATGTAGACGTTGACGGTGATTCAAACACAGTTAACTTTGAAGGTAGTGGTTATGCTGGTGGGTATTTTTACCTAGACCAGACAGGCGACTCACGGACTTTTGACATCCAACAATTAAGCACATTAAATAATGATTGGCTCAAAATTATATCCAATGGTTCTAATGGCAGCGTGTGTATTATCCAAGACGATAATGGCACAGCCGTTGGATGCTAGCATTGGCAACATAACCGAACTTAACGGAACAGGCAGGATTGTAAGGGATAAACCTTATGATGCTGCCTTATCTTTTAATATAGAAAGCTTTGACAATGTACAAACTTCAGAAGGTCGGATAGGGATTACATTCCTAGACGAAAGCCAAGTTAGGCTAACAGAACATTCTGAACTTATTATAGACGAGTTTATCTATGACCCTGACCCATCTAAATCTAAGATGGCTTTACAGTTTGCTAGTGGTACTGCAAGATTTATCACAGGAAAACTAGCGACAATCAATAAAGAAAATATTTTTATAGAAACCCCAAGTGCTACTATTGGTATTCGTGGTACAGACTTTACTGTTACTATAGATGAACTTGGAAGGTCTCTTATTATTTTATTACCTGATGAAAATGGTTTACCAAGTGGAGAGATAGTAGTAGCTACGGCTATGGGTGAGGTGGTTTTAAATCAACCTTATCAAGCTACATCAGTATCTACATTTGAAAGCAAGCCTGCAAAGCCTGTAGTGTTAGACATAACTACAGAGCTAATAGATAACATGTTAATAGTTAGCCCACCACAGGAAGAGTTTAATGTTAATGAAGAAAATGTATCGGACAATAGTAGTAATATACTTGATGTGGATTATCTGGAGTTTGACGACCTAGATATAGATTTATTAAAAGATGATAGCTTGGAATTTACAGAGCTAGATATAAATTATCTAGATGTAAATTTCTTAGAAGACTTGCTAGATATAATAGAAGAAGTAAACGAGCTAGATGAAACAGAAAGTTTACTGAGAACAGATGTAAATTTAAAAGGTACACAGGTGGGGTTCGACCCTAATACTCAGATAAATACTTTTATTACAGACCGACAGATAAGTTTACTTAGAAGTGTAGAGCATACAGTAAAAATAGATTTAGATAAATCAGGAGCTTATACCGTTATACTAATACAAGAAGGTAAGAGTACACAGCTTATAGTAAATGGTGGTGGGGATTCTGTTATAAAAATTAAACAGAGTAACTAATGAAGTGGGCTAGTTTATTAATAGGATTATTAGCTCTTCCTTTATTATTTAATGTAGCTCCGTTAGAAACATTAAGACTTAAAACATTTGACAGGCTAGTAAATACACCTGAGCCTACAGGATATTTTACAATACTAAATATAACTGAAGAGTATATAGATAGTCAGGGTGGTTATCCATTACCTAGAGAAACACTAGCAGATATCCATGTAAAGCTTTTACAAGAAGGAGCAATAGGAGTAGGGTGGACTATGTTATTCCCTCATCCTGATAGGTTAGGCGGAGATGAAAAGTTTGCTAAAGCCTTATCATTTTCTCCTAGTATACTTGCAATGCCTGAAGTACCTAATAGTATATATCCTAAAACACATGGTACAGTCATCCGAGGGCCAGAAGTAAATCTACCAAAAGCTCAAGGATTCTTACAGAATATAGACATACTTAAAAATAATTCTAGCCAGGGAGCTGTGTCTGCTCCTGTTGATGTAGACAATCTTGTTAGGCAAATACCTTTAATGCAACAAACACCTAATGGGTGGGTCGCATCTTTTGGGACTGAAGTATTAAAAGTATTAGGTGGCGGTAGTACGTATCAAATTATTACCAACGAGAATGGTATAGAGATGGTGAGAGTCAAAGGACTAGACCCTATACCTACTGATAGCTATGGACGTAAATGGATTAGTTGGGTAGATACACCACAGACTACACTAGATAATTTAAATGTAGCAGGTAAGTTTGTCTTTGTAGGTTTTACAGCTAAAGGTATAACAAGTCAGCTAGCAACTCCTGTTGGATTACTTGAGCCTCACAAAATTCAGGCAGCTCTTGCCGAGTCAATATTATTAAATACACCACAGATACCAGACTACAGATTGTTTGTAGAGCTACTATTATTATGTGTCTCTGGTCTTCTTATAGCTCTTGTAATACATTCTTTTGGTATGACACTATCAATGGTATTAGCTGGTGGTTTGTTTGCTTCAGTAGGTTATCTTGGATATTACTTTGTATCTATTGGTTATCTTATAGATGTCACATGGAGTATGACGAGTATGATACTTTTGTCTTTACAACAATTCTATTTAAGATTTAGACAGCAGTATAGATTAAGACAACAAATAAGAAAACAGTTTGAACATTACCTTGACCCAAGACAAGTTGCCAGGCTACAAAAAAATCCAGGGCTTTTAAAATTAGGTGGTGAAAGAAAAAGATGTACGATTATGTTTACAGATGTCAGAGGCTTTACAAGTCTATCAGAAAAGTTAGAGCCTGAAGAAGTTATAAAAATTATGAACAAAGCCTTGACTGTACAAGCTGATGCTGTTCAAAGGAATGGAGGGATGGTAGACAAATATATAGGGGATGCAATGATGGCTGTATGGAATGCTCCATTAGATGTAGACAATCAAGAACAGTTAGCTATTGAGACAGCTCTTCAAATACAACACGACATGCAAGAAGCAGAGTTAGAAGTTGAAATTGGTATAGGAATAAATACAGGAATAGTTTGTGTAGGTAATATGGGGTCAGCTTCCAGGTTTGAATATAGCTGTTTAGGTGATGCTGTAAATTTAGCTGCTCGTTTGGAGTCTTCATGTAAGTCTGTTGGTAAAAATTTAGTCATAGGTGAGGAGACAATTAATAATTATCAGGGTGAATATACAGAATTAGAACCTATTTTTGTAAAAGGTAAAGAAAAAGAGGTCAAAATCTACACAATATAGTGTAAATGCTCTCTCGCTTACGGAGAAGCTCTCTAACGAATTTTATGTTTTTCTATACCTAAGACATTACTTACATGCTAATCGTCCAGCACAGGACATCCTATGAGGTCGTTTTTCTTATAAAGCTTGAATTTCACGTTGTAAGTAAACATGTAATGGTTCAAGCTTAGCTTTTGCTCTTTGAAGCAAAACTCTGATGATATGTCTATCCATTTCTGAAAATACTACATCAACTTCATCAACTGGAAACTCAGATATCTCTGAGACTATTTTACCTTCTGGTGTAAGTAGCACCGAAAAACTTATTAGGTTGCCCTCACTCTTTTGTTTTTTCCTTTTCATTTCTTTTCCTTAATTCAGTAGTGCTAAATCTGTGTCCCCTCTTGTTATAATATATTTCTATTCCTCTTTCTTTACATAAACCTCTGCCAGTAAATACAGAGTTTCTATATTCCTCTCCTATAATTCTTACATCTATAGGAAAGGTATATAAAATATCTTCTAGCTCATCCTCTCTATGGTAAACAATAATATCATCTACCCACTTTATTCCTTTTAATTGTATTTGTCTTTCTACAATACTTTGTAAAGGTTTATTCTTTTCTGGTCTATCTGTAGAAGGGTCAGTCTGTAATGCTACAATTAGATAGTCACATATTGTCCTGGCTTCTTCTAACATAGTAACATGTCCTGCATGTAATAAGTCAAAAGCTCCGCAAGTAATACCTACTTTAGACTTAAGTCCTAGTATGTCATACTTTCTACTCATTCAGATAAATCTGCAAAAGTAATATTATTATGGCTACCTCTTAGTCCTGCTTTCATATATGTGGTAGCTCTACCCTCAAAGAAGTTTTGGTGTTCTACACCCATGACTTCATCTAACCAGGGTAAAGGATTTTCTTTTTGATTGTAATTAGGTTTTAATCCTAACTGTAATAATCTTCTATCAGCTATGTATCTATTGTAAGCATACATATCTTCTTTAGTAAGTCCTGGTAAGTCTCCCATATCAAATACTAAATCAAGGAACTTGTCTTCAAGCTTTACCATCTCTCTACATATTTGATATATTTCTTTTTTAAATTCATCAGTCCATATATTTAAATTTTCTTGTATAAACTCTCTAAACAATTTAGTCATAGCTTCAACATGCATTGACTCATCACGTATAGAGTAGGTAACTATCTGTCCCATGCCTTTCATTTTACCGAACCTTGGAAAGTTTAGTAAGATTGCAAAGCTACTAAATAATTGTAGGCCTTCTGTAAAGGCTGAGTAAACTGCTAAAGTTTTAGCTATAGTTTTCTTATCAGACTTTAGTGGTTTAAAGTTACCAACGTAATCATGCTTGTCAGCCATCTGTTCATACTCTGCAAAAGCTTTGTACTCTATCTCAGGCATTCCAACTGTATCTAGTAACAAGCTGTAAGCATCTTGATGTATTGACTCCATGTTTGCAAACGATGACATCATCATCCTTGCTTCTGGTTTTTTAAATATAGGCATGTATTTATCTACATAACCTGCACCTACATCCACATCTGATTGTGTAAACAATCTAAATATTTGAGTAAGTAAATACTTTTCTTGTTCTGTAACGTCCTGCCAGTCTTTTACATCATTGTGTAAAGGAACTGACTCAGGCATCCAATGCATTTGATTTTGTAGTTTGTAATAATCATACATCCACGGATATTCAAATGGTTTGTAGTAGTCTCTGTCAGTTAATAGTGCCATGTTTATTCTCCTTATATCGTTTATCTGGTGTACCATCTTTCTTAAGACGTACCCTTTTTATTTTTTGTTTTTCTCCTAAGCCTACCATCTTCATTATCTTAGGTAATCTAGCAGACTTCATTAGTTTGTGTAAGTACCTACCGAACTGCATATATATCCTCACCCTCTGTCCATGTTAGATAACCTAGACTTTGTAATATACCTACAGCTTTAATATCATCAATATGTTTATGCTCCATCTTTATGAACGTAGGCTTAATGTCCCAAGTGTAATCTTCCATGATATTCATTTCATGTCCTTCAACATCTAACTTTAAAAAGTCTATAGTCGTAATTGCATTATCATAAAGAATAGTATCTAATCTTTTACAAGGAACTTCTATAATCTTATCTAGATATTCTTCTTTACTCCAAGACTCATACTCAAATATCCTACCGCCTTTGTGGTTGTCAGACATAATAGATGACATACCTCTAATACTTGCATCAGGATAGTCTTGTTTGGCTACACCTAATTGTATTGTGCCGTCATAGTCAGATACAGCACATTGTAAAGTTATTACGTTAGGATAGTCTTCCATTGCTTTGTTCATATTTTTAAAAGCTACTGGGTTAGGCTCTACCATAATTCCTTGCCATCCGTTATCAGCTAACTTTTGACAAGTATCAAAATCACACGTTCCAATTTCTATAAATGTTTTCATTTTTTCCTCATATTCTTATGTAGTTTAATAAAAAATTCTGCATCAATAACTACTAATGGTTTATGTCTATTCTTTTTTATTACAACTAGGGGTTCATACTTCCCACAGTTTACCGATGCTTGTTCGTAGGATGTCCAGACATTAACTCGTTCTTGATTTTTACATTCAACCGAGTAAGGAAAATTCTTCCTTGCAGCTCTTGCCATAATAAGGTCTTCACCAGAAGAACCCATAGGGCGACTTTCAATATCTTCAACATGTATCTTTAACTCTTTAATAAGCTTGTCTCGAGTCCACTTCTGTAGATTTCTACCTTTTGCTTTTGCTGATTGTGTCTTCATCCTTCACAGGCTATACATTCTACATCGTCTAATTTTATTCTAGGTACTTTAATATTTACATTCTCTACATTCCTTGCGGCATTTGACCTGAAGTAATATAAAGATTTTAATTTATTCATACCGTACCAATGAACATCATTTACATATTGCATGTAGTCGTCATGTATTTCCTGAGCCTCCGTTGTTTTGGGTAAAGTAAAAAATAAGTTTACTGATTGTGCTTGACATATATATTGTTGTCTTTGATATGCATGCTCTACTATCCATATTTGATTTATTTCATTAGCTGTCTTAAATATTTCTTTCTCTTCCTCTGTAAGAATATCTAACTGCTGAACACTTCCTTCGTTTGCTGTGATACTCTTCCAGGTTTCTTCTAATTTTTTTCCTCTAAGTTTTTTTTGCTTGAAGATGTTTGATAGGTATTTGTTTTTGACTTGGTAAGAACCTGATAAAGTTTTGTGGGTATATGCATTAGCACGGTAAGGCTCAATGCTAGGGCTAGTACCACTACAAATAATCCCAGAGCTAGCATTAGGAGCAACAGCAAGAAGGTTAGCATTACGAAGCTTGCCACCATGTAGGTCAGGACATTCGCCACGTAAATCGCAAAGTCTTGTAGAAGCTTCTGTGGCTGAATTTTTAATGAAGCTAAATGCTTGGTGGTTAAAACTCGTAGCGAAGATACTTTCAAACGAAATGTTTTTAGACTGGAGATAAGCATAGAAACCCATTGCTCCCAGACCAAGAGACCTTTCTCTATAAGCAGAGTAAGCAGACTTAACAAAGCCTTCTTTCCCAGATTTAATATACTTTTTAAACCTTTTAAAATTTGCAATGTACCCTCCTAAGTTTGATGTATCTATGGCATTCTCAATGTAATGTTCAATCACATTATCCAGCATTGTTATTAAGTCTTGAATGAATAAAGGTTCTTTAGACCAGGTGTCAAAGTGTTCAAGGTTTACACTAGACAAACAACATACTGCTGTTCTTTCTTCATCTGTTGGTAATGTAATCTCAGAACATAAGTTACTTTGTTTTATACTCAGGCCTAATTCTTTTTGTTGTTCAGGTAAGCTTTCATTACACGTATCTATATTAACCATGTAAGGCTCGCCTGTCTCAGCCCTAGCATTTAATATCTGCCACCATAAATCTCTAGCCTTTATAGTCCTTACTGCTTCTTTTGTTTTAGGGTCAATTAATCTCCAGTCTGCATCTTCTTTTACTGCTTTAAGATAATCATTAGTTATGTTTACTCCGTTATGTAAGTTAAGAGACTTTCTATTTATATCACCACCAGATTCTTTTCTAATATTTATAAACTCTTCTATCTCAGGATGTGATATATCCATATAAGCAGCATAGCTACCACGTCTTGTAGTGCCTTGATTAAAGGCTAACATCTGTGAGTCTACTACATGGATGAAAGGAATACTTCCAGTAGAACGAGAGCCATGAGCAGTAGATATCCCATTACTCCTAACATCCCCCCAATATCCACCAATCCCTCCACCTGAGCTTGCGAGCCATATATTCTCATCATAATGAGTAGAAAGACCATCCCTACTGTCAGGTACGTAATTAAGAAAACAACTGATAGGAAGCCCACGTGTTGTTCCTCCGTTACTAAGTATAGGAGTGCTGAACATGAACCAGCGACTGGAACAGTACGAGTAAAGTCTTTGAGCCAGTTCAAAATCTGTCTCACCTTTGTAGGTTGCTCCGAATACGGAGGCTCTTGCGAATGCTTCTTGTGCATGTGTTTCATTATCCCATAAATATCTATCTTTTAAAGTATCTAAACTAAATTTATCAAACTCTTTTTCTTTATCGTAATCTATTGTGATACCTAAATAAGGTTTCTTTCCTATCTTATCTTCCATTGTTTCTCTCTATGTATATGGCTATAATCGCATAGTGTATTATTTTTAATAACTCTTTTTCTTTTCCATCTTTCTTACCACATCGCATAGCATACTTCATTATATTACCAATACAAAAACCTTCACCGTGTCCAGCATCAATAATCATATCTGTTGCTTGATACTTACCTTTGCCGTAATGCTGGTCATAAGTGTTTCCGATATAAGCCTTTACTTCATTTAAGATTTTATCTTCATTAAACTTATAATTCATTAGAACTTTATTCCTGTATTAACTCCCAGGCCTGAAGGTGTTTCTGCTTTATCTTCTAATAACAAAGTGTGGTTTATATCTTCTAAACCATATCCTTTCTTTATTAGATTTTTAATTTGTTTTTCTACCCACTTAAGAGTCCAGACTGATAAGTGTAAAGTATTCTGATGAAAGTAATGAGTTTGCTTTGGTATCATTGTCATCATATCTTTCTTTACCTCACTATCAACAACAGGCTTCATAGTGTTTCTTTCTTCTTCAGATAAACATTCAAATCTTATCCAGTCATATAACACTTGATAACTTTTCTTTCTTATAGCTTTAGATTTTTTTGCATTCATATAGTTGTTGAGTCGTAATTTTTAACTAACTTCCAATAGGTTAATAAACTGTTAAACATCTCCACATGTTTTATGTGTGATTCATCATCCCAAATATAGCCTAAAGCTAAGTCTGTTTTTTCTCTGTCAACAAATACAGATACACGTTTAGGAGTATCAAAGCCACACCCCTGTGCATAGGCTGATAACTGCATACCATGTTCATCATAAACTAATTTAGCTGGGTCTTTACCTTCTAGGCCATCTTTAGTTTTAAAGTCCACAAATATACCTGACTTAGAATATAAATCTATCTTACCTCCGTACCCTAATTTTGAGCAAAAAGAATCCTCGGCAATCCATTCCTCTCCTGGAAAGTAATCGTCTAAGATTTTCTTTACGGCACGATACGATTCATTGTCTGTCTTACCTTCAAATCCTTTTTCAATAAGGGCATGTATCTTAGTACCCAAGGATGCTGCCGTTTGTCCTATATCTCTTTGAGCAGTCTTACACCTGTAAATAAATTCTTCGTTTGATTCTTCCTCGCCTTGTTGTAATTCAATGGAAGCCTCAAGAGCTTTATTTACTTTCCAGTTTTCTAATGAAGGTTTAGCTACAATGTTAAGAACTGTAGTCACAGAAGGTACTAGCCCTTCTTTCTTGGCATCTCTTAATGTTGTGTTTCTTTCTTTACCGTTTGCACCAATGATGGTGTAAGCTGGAGACCCTTCCCTATCATACCAATGTCCAGCTTCCGATGTGAACTTATTATTATACACCTGACTTTGCGATTTGTCGATAGGCTCTTCAGTTTTTGTCGTCATTTTTTTGTCCTTTGTCTAGCTCTTCTTTAAATGCTTTGATAACATCACTAGAGAAAAGCTTTTGTAAGTTTACAAGATACATTCTACTAGCGTTATGGTCGCCTCCTGATACCGTCTTGAATGTGTCTAATTGATTTACTATTAATCTTAACATCTCAGTATCAAAAACAATAGTACAAAATTCTTTGTCTCCTACACATAGATTATGAAACCAATAGTCTGATTCCGTTGCTCTTATACCAGATGGCTTGCTCCAGGATTCGTATTCAATACAAATGTTTCCTGTCTCCATCCATCTACCACGTTCAGATTTAACTTCTATCTTTTTGTTTTCTAACATGTCCCTGATTTTATCTTCTCGTATCTCTCCATACCTTAAGTCCAGGTCAAATTTCTTTTGGTCTTTCTTAGTGGGTTTCACTCCAGTTTCCTCCTACTTTATACTCAGCATCTAGAGGACACCTCATATCATAGTATTCAGCAGTTTCTCTTATTGCTCTTATTCCCATCTCTCCTACAAAGTCTGCTGTTTTCTCTGTAGTTTCTATCTGCCATTCATCGTGTACGTTGGCTACAATTTTATAATCTATTGTGTTTAGTTTTAATAAATCAACTAACTTTACTAAAGCTCTTTTCATTACTACTGCTCCACCACATTGTAGTAGTGTATTTAAAGCAGCATGTTTATGTCTAAGTCTTATCTTCCTACCGTCTAAACCTTTCAAGAATCCTTTTCTTGTTGCTGATTCAACTCTGTTCTTAAGATTGTTAAATGATGGGAGACTATTGAGAAAAGACTCTCGCATTCTCTTGCCTTCTTTTCTATTTCCTCCAATGATTTTGCCAATCTTTTCGTCTCCTGCTCCGTAAATGAGGGCATAGATGAAAGTTTTTGCCTGGTCTCTTGATTCAAGTCCTGCAAGGTTTTGGTTAGCTGTGTGAATGTCTCCATGTAATATTTCATTTATATACTCCGTGTCTGCCATATAGTGTGCTAATAATCTAAGCTCTAACTGACTCGCATCTATACCTACAAGCCTGTTGCCTTCTTCAACCGTCCAACATTGACGACACTCTTTGCCGTATACATTATGTATGCTAGGAACTTGAGCCATGTTGGGGTTGTTGTGTGTCATTCTACCTGTGATAGCACCATTACTTATTACAAAGCCATGCACCCTGCCGTCATCTTCAACAGCATCTATCCATGATTGTATTTGTGCTACCCTCTTTTGTAATAATAAAAACTCTGCAATTAAGTTGGCCTCATGTATGTGGTCAATCCTTTTTAGTGTACCTTCATCTACAATAGGTTGTCCAGTAGGTGTAAATCTTTCAGGCTTCCATCCAAAGTCAATTAAGTATTCTCCTATCTGCTTTCTACTACCTAAGTTAAACTCTACTAATTGTTTTCTAATAAACTTATAATCTTTTGGCATGGGTACATTTGAAAACTTTTCTAATAAACCATTGTACTCATGTTCACTAAGCCCTTGCTTTGATAACGTTCCGTCTTTCTTTAAACGTGGTTCAACTTCTTTTATATCAACCCATTTAGGTTTAAATGTTTCGTGGACTTCATCCTCAACCTCCTTACGTCTCTCAACTAATGTGCTTAGTAAAGCCATAGCCACATACATATCAAACTTGAAACCGTCTTTTCGTTGTTGGTTTATAATTTTAAAAACAGAATGCTCTAGGTTTACACACTCCTGGGAGAAACCTTTGACATGTTGTTGTAAGTGTTGATAAAGTTTCTTATTAAGTTCTACATCTAGAACACAATAGTCCAGCATTTCTTTACTGTAGATAGTGAAGTCTTCAGGGGGTGTTCCTTTGTTCTGTCCTAAAATAAACCCCCAGTTTTTTAAGCTGTGTCCTTTCTCTTTGTTGGGATTTATTAATCTAGATATAACAAGAGTATCGACAATATGTTTACTGTGAAGGTCAACACCGTATAGTTTTTTTATTACTGGAATATCAAAGCCTAATATGTTGTGGCCTATTAAGGTGTCAGCCTTTTGAAGATAGTCGATACCGTCTTGTATCTGCTCAGGGTCAAATGTCTTAACGTTGTTCTCTTCATCTATTGCTACAATACACCATATCTTATTTGCCTCAAGGCCATCAGTCTCAATATCAAAGACTAACTTCACAATAGCAATTCCTGGTCATCTGGTTCGAGGTCTGATAAATCCTGTTCGGATAGTCTACCTGTATCAACATCATAGATAAGATTTGTAGCTAGGCCTACGTCTCCTGTATATCTTGACTTAAGTATTCTTAGCTTAGTTGTCCTAGATACTAACTCGTCATCACTTTGTTGGTTTCTTTCTAAAGCAATAACACAATCAGATAGCTGTGCAATACTGTTAGAACCTCTCAAGTGTGATAGAGAAACTTCTATACCATTCTCATGTCCTTTGTTGCCGTCTACTCTTCTAAGGTGACTGACTAAAATAATACCAGCTCCTGTCTCTTCAACCATGCTTCTAAGCCTGGTCATAATATTATCAATAGCTCTCCTCTCATCCCCTTCTCCAATAGCTGATACCAGCATGTGAAGATGGTCTACTACAACCCACTTACAATCACATCCAATTATTAAGTATCTTAGTTTTGAAAAAATACTCTCAATATCATTAGTGCCAAAGTGAGCATGGACAAATACCCTATCTCCGTCAAAGGTTCTATCATACATATCCTCCAATGTTTTCCTGTCAAACTTATCTCTTTCCTGGTCTATGTATATCCTGGCATTTGCTTCTATGGATAACACACCGTCAACTGTTCTTCTCCAATCCTCTTCAAGAGCTATGATGCCTACGTTATCTGCTGTCTCATTGATAAGCCAATGCTCAAGTTCCCTAGTGACACTTGATTTACCTAGGCCTGTACCACCTGTAAGTGTTAGTAGCTCCCCTTGTCGCAAGCCATATAGTTTTTTGTTTAGTCCTTCCCATGGATAAGCAACACATTCTTTCTTTTCTCTTTGAAAGAACTGGTCTTTCTTTTCAGATACTCTGATAATACCAGAGGGTGTAAAGACTTGTGCATCCCACCATGCTCTAACAAAATGTTCAAACTTCTTCTGCTTGAGCATATCGTTAGCATCTTTAAAACCATTTGGTAAAGTCATTATCTTTGCCTTACCTGGCTTAAGTATAGATGCCACTTCTTTAGATGCTTTTATTCCTGGAGCATCACCATCAAAACAAATAACAATATGGTCAAAGCTTTCTACATATTCTAAGTTTTCTTTTATATCTTTGACTGCTGATGAAGCCCCTCTTTTAATTGATACTGAAGCCCACTTAGAACCCATGAGTTCAAAGGCCGACATAGCATCTACCTCACCTTCAGTAATGGTAAGGAACTTACCTCCTTCCTTAAATAAATGCTGTCCAAATAATCCTGTTCCTTGTATCTGTCCCTGGCATAAAAACTTTTTGTCCCTGGTATACCTTATCTTGTTAGCTGTAAGCTCATGTTTAATATAGTAAGGATATACATGCTGTGCTATATCTCCCTGGCTATCATAGACAACCTTAACACCATACTTCTTAGCTGTCTCAGAGCTTATGTTTCTATCTTTTAAGGATGCAAAAGAAGCCCCATGTACGTTTAACAAGGGAGCTGACTTAGGTTCTGGGGTATAGAATTCATCTTTATTCTCTTCAAACTTAGGGAAGAATTTGTCACAGCTAAAACACTTAGCTGAACCATCCTCGTTGACTGATACTGCATCTGAACTATTACATGCTGGACATGGTAGATGATACTTTTTAAATTTACTTTTTTGTTCGTTCATTGGTTCTCCTAATAGGTGTTGAAGCAAGAGATGGAGAACAAATATACACTACGATATAACTCACTCCAACACCATGCTACTTTTATGGAGTAGCCAACCATATTAATTTACTCGTCCTCGGATGAATCTTCCATCAAAGATTCAGGACATGCCTTGCAAATATCTTCAAGGTTTTTACGATGTACAACATTAGCTATCTGCAATGCTTCTCTTTGTATTTCAAGTGTAGATACTTTCCTTACTAAGACTTCTGCTTGTACTCTGCTATCTTTGTTCTTAATAGCATTTGTATCGTACTCAGATACACCGTCTGTGGTTTCTATTTTAACTATCATTAAAACTCCTCGCCACCTTCTACTGAACCAAGCTCGTCACCATCACCACTTCTATAAGATACCAGGTCAAGAACCTGCATGGCTTGTAAGTCTAGCCCTTTAAAGTCTCCGTACTTATTGGTGGTTTCCCACTCTGCATATTGTACTTTGACTTCACTTCCATTACCTACTACTTCATCCATAGGTACTTTATCTTTATCAAAAAGCTTTGGAGCTTGTCTAGTTCTACCGTCTGCTCCTTCTACCTTTCTCTTGATAGTTATTGCTTTGCCTACCTGCTCATCGTTGATACTAAGTTCTTTAACTTTGAATCCACGTGCCTGGAAGTCATCAGCCGTTTTGTCATCTATCACCAAGTCTACTGTATAGACTGGGTCATACGTTGTGTTAGGGCTTGTCACAGAAGCCCAATAAGCTTTACCACTTACTACTGCCATATTATATTCTCCTTTGAATACTGTAGTTAGATTTAAACATAACTATAAATTCAATGCAACTACTAAATCATTGAATTTATTTTCGTCTTCTTCAAAGACAGAAACTTTAAAAGTATTTCGATGTGCTTCATCATCCTGCACAAACTCAACCATATAACTACTAAGACCATGTTCTGTATTACAAAACTTTCTATACTGCTCGTAGCTCATCTCTTTTGTAATGAATGTGGCCTTGTCTTTACTCATGTTAACTTATGTAATAATTCTCTTATGGTTTTTAAATCATACCATCTACAATTAAACGTCATTGTTCCCATGTCACTATCAACTTGATAACAAGGCTCATCGTATGTGTTCTTAACTTTATAAACAATGAACTCACCAACGCTTGTAATAAATAATCTCATTAATATCCTTGTGTCATATGGACGTAGCAATTATCTTCTACGTCTTTGTAATAATCTTCACTTAGTTTACGGCCACATAAACATGTGTCGTCATCGTCAATAAAATTAGGGTTGGAGTCCAGGGCTTGTTCATTAGATGATGAACCTGCTAGTGTATAATTTAAATGACTTACACGTTTCTTTTTTGTCATCCCTGTTCTCCTAAAACTTATTCTACATTAATTCTGAAAGGTAGTCTACAGTTTCTACCTTCAGGGTCAACTACAATAGCACTAGCTAGTAAATACTTTTCTAGTGCTTCAAACAATCTATTACCAGCATTGCCGTCAATGTCAGTAAAGAATATATTAGTTATGTCACCGTCAATAACATCATAATTTAATACAACAGTTGTTGTCTTTGTGAACTCTATTCTTCGTATGTACCTGTTAAGGTCTACACTTTTGTCCCTTTCTGGACATGTGAAGATTAGGGCTGGTTCTATAGGGGTTAAGATTTCCAGCCCCTCTACTTCTTCCTCTGCAAGTGTGCCTTGCTCTTCCTCTTCTACAAACGGCTCGTCCATTGGCTCATCAATATTAGCTGGCATGGGTAAGACCTCATGTCCTGTTAGTACACCGTAGCCACCAGTAGCTGATGACATCTCTTCTATATCCTCAGCCATTGTCTCCTGGTTTCCTGCTACCTCATTAATACTTGCAACCAGCTCTGTAGTATTACTATCCATTTGTGACTTCAAAGTATTTATACCGTCACGGTAAACAGCCATTAGCATTAAAAGTTTCTGTTGTTTATTGGTGGCCTCCGTTAATTGTTTTTGTACAGTATCATACTTTGCATTTAATTCATTTACTCTTTCGTCAAGCATCTTTCTATCTTGCTCTACAAGATTAAAAGATACTGTCAATCCAAAAGACAATCCAACTAATAGCAGTACCGCTATCATTGACATCACATATTGTTTAGCTATGCTCATTTCTTTCTCCTTTTACGTTTCATTTCGTCTACTATCATGGTGCTTTCCCAGGCAAACCAGCCTGCACCTATCAAAAATAATATTCCAAATATGTTATTTATTATCTCTTCCATGTTCCACTTTTGTTATTTGAAAACCCCAACACCAATGCTTGTTGTCTAGTCCTAAAATACATTCTCTATTTCTTACAAAGTTCCAATGTAGACTACCCACATCATCTCCGTACTTTGTGCCTGGTTCAACTACGGTAATAGTCTCCACCTTTGCTTTCTTTGGTGGCTCATGTCCCCACCCCCCAGACCATAACACTATGTCCCCTGGGTATAAAAAATTCTTATCGTTAATAATCATACGTTCTGCTCCTTCTCACATTGTGTTAGCCAGTCGTCAAAGTCGTTAGCTAATTCATTAGGCATATCGTTATTTAAAACAACTGGTTTAGGGTCATCACTCCATTCAACTAAAATAGTAGTTGATACTATTCTTCTTGTATTACTCATCGTCTTGCTCCTCATCTGAGCTATAAACAGATAACTGTTCTACATAGCCACTATTTCTATATAACTGCTCCTCTATATAATCGTTAGCTTGTTCTTGTGATTCAGCAAATACATGAAAAGTTCCACTTACTTCAACTGTATATTCTTGTTCTTCAAACATTAGCTTTGCTCCTCTACTAAGTATCTAAAATGTGCTGGCATCTTTTCTTTTTGATAGTCCTTAGCCATTCTATCTAAGTCTTTAGAGGACATAGTATCTGCTGTTTTTTGTACAAGCCATTCAACTACTAGCTGTAGTATTGGAAACTCTCCTTCATAATCCTCAACGTAGGACATGACATGCTCAATCAAATCATCTCTTAAGTCGTCTCGCATACCGTCTAGGCCAGGTATGTTTTGTAGGCTAAGTTGCACTAGGCCTAGTCTTTCTTCTAAAAATTGTGTGTGTCCTTCGTGGCTCATCCGTTGCCGTCCTGGTCTTCTGTCACATTGTTATAGTTCATATCATAGAATTTTAATTCAATCGGCCACTTATAATCAGCATCAAGATGCTCTCCATCAACCTCATGTGTCGTGCCGTCTTTCATTTCTATGTATAACGTTCCGTATTTACACCAATGATGCTCAATGTCATCGTAATTTATTTTAAGGTGGCTGATATCAATGTGATACGGTTGCATATACTCAGCTTCTGCGTACATTAATTTACTCATTTGCCACCAGCCTTTCTTAAGACTTCATAGTCTTTTTGGCTGGCCTTACCGTCCAACATCTTGTCTAGTGCTTTGAGTTCTCTGAGTGAAAATGATTTAAGTCTATCTACGTTGACTGTCTGATGAAAGTCTGGAAGCGTAATTTCTTTTTTAAATTTATAGTCCATATTTTGTTTCTCCTATATAGTCTTAATAGAATATAGAACATATAACTTTATATTGTCAAGTAGTTTTTATAAAATAATTATAAAGAAATATAAAGATATATATTTATTCTATTAAGAATCTATGATACTATCTAGTCTATAAAGATTATATAGAGGCACATAGACTGATTCTGGGCAGTATTTAACTATTTCACATTGATATTCCAGACACAAAAAAGCCCCAGTTAAGGGGCTTCTAGTGATAGTGTTTACTTACTAACCGTAGTATTCTTCTATCTCTTCTTCAGTAGCCTCACGTTCCCAGGCATACTCACCTATCTTAAAAAGCTTTGATACCTTTTCGATATCTAACCCATGGTCAACACTTCTTTCCAGGTAATATATTAAGCCATCTGGGTCAAGATATTGCCCTTCACCCCAACTCATACCCCAGGTACTATATTCTGGTTCACTCACGGCCTTAAAGGGGTCATCCATGAAATGCTTTTTAGATTCATAAGGACATATACTGCTCGCAACAATATCGTCCATGTTGCCAGTATATTTATCATAGCTATGAGAAAATGAGAACATCTCCTCAATCAAATCAGCTACGTATTCTGTGATTGTATAATTGGTCATGTTAAAGGTTGCAACATTTCCCTCGCTTATACTATGCTTAGTAAGATAATTATTATCTTCCTCACATTCAATCCAATACCTACATTCCATTAGTCCTAAAGAAATAGCCCATACTTTAAGGATAATATTTCTTTCATCTACTGGGCGGTCACTCCAGATTTCGTTATTAGTTTTCTTTGTTGTCATATATTTATTCTCCAATAGTTATATATACTTTTAGTTTAATATGAAAGTAAAAGAAAAGTCAAGCAAAAAAAACCCCTCACTAAGAGGGGCTATTGATAAGGATTATATCTAGTCTGGGAACTTCTGATTTAGTTGCCAAAGATTCATTACCTTTGCCACGTCATCGTGATTCAGTCCTAGGCTACGTCTCATAAATGTAAACGTTCTAGGGTCATCCTCTGGGACATCCTCTAAATAGTCATAGCATGTACCACCGTTGCTAAGCTCTTCCGTCTCTAAATTATTCCAGTTTATCTGCCTGGAACTTGTGATATTTTCATCATCTAAGTATTCTTTTGCTGTTCTCATTATTTACTCTCCTTGCTGGGTTTTAGCTCGTTCTTGTGAAATCATAAGATTATATAAAGACGTTTGCTCATCTCTTCTTTTTATTATTCTTTCTATCTGTCGCTCATACTTATCATTGATGCAATCAATAGCATCTAAATATTTTTGCACTCTTTTTGGATTATATGTCTCATTAGGATATGTATCATTAGGCTTGTGATGACCATGCTCATCCATTTTTGAGTCTAGTGTTGTTGTTGTTGTTATCATATATTGGTTCTCCTTTTAGTTAATATGAAACTATAAAATAACAGACCGTCAAACAATTAGTCAAGGCATCTATAAAAAATATATACTTTTTTTCATTTAGGGGTTGACTTTCACAGAATCCATTCTTTTATGTGGTGGTATACCGTAGCTTTACTTCAAGTAAAAATTCAATAAGCGAGCTTAGAGAGAGTCCGATAAATTCTAGTTATTTTATATTATAAGTCGTCTTTATATTATAAAAAGTAAGTGCTTACTAACTTATTACAGACAAAAAAAACCCCAGCATTTGCCAGGGTCTTTTTAGGGGGTCAGTCTTTATTTAATAGCCATATCCAGCGTAGTGATTATCTGGATTAAGCTGTTGAAATTTTATCTGGCCTTCTTTGATTCTCTTTTTAGTCTCTTGAGTATCTAAGCCAGTAAAATTATTTCTATGTCTGCTGGTTGTCCTGGAGTAGTTCCAGTAGTCAGCATCAAAGACCAGCCCCCCTTCTGTATAACCAGCAACTATTGTGCCGTAGCTCTGGAAAAAAGTCCCCTCAGCCGTAGTTATAACGAACTGATTTGCTACCTTGTTGCCGTTGCTATTGGTCAAGCTTTTAACCTTTAAACCTTCGGCACTTACTGGGTTTTTACTTTCATTCTTCATATATTGGTTCTCCTTTTAGTTAATATATAAGTAAAGTATAACATTGGTTTTATTTCAGTTGCAAGTAAAAAAATAAATTCGCTACTTAACACCGCCCCAGGCTTATTAATATTTATATGCTGTAAAGCTTGCCAGGTTGCTAGGGAATAACTAACTAAGCCTATAAGAACTGGGGAGTTTTTGAAGTTCTTCTGGGGCTTCTCTGGTTCACGTCTCGGGTCTTTATAAGTTGTTATAGGTTGTTAACTTGTCAGAGCTTGCCAGGTTCTTTTGGTTTCTCTTGCTAGTCTTGAAAGTCTGTAAAGTCTTCAGAGTCTAAAGGGGGAGGGCAGGCTACCACCCCACCCTACCATGTATATATGCTAGTGGTCGAATATTTTTAGAAACTTCTCGGTGTTAAGTAGGGCTAGAAATTCGCCCCTCCAACAGAGCATGAGGTGCTGTTGGTCGAGGGAGGCTGTATAGACTATATAGACCCCCCACGGACACATCCTCATTATACAGTTGAGATAGTGGTTTGTCAATAGATTTTTGATAAAAACTTGACAAGCTTGATAGTAGCCTTATAATAATAGACATGAGTGCTTTAACAACCAGAAAGCTTACAGAAAAGCAAGAAAGTTTCTTGCAACATTTAGTAGATACCAAGGGTAACTTAAAGCTCTCAGCCGAACTCGCAGGTTACTCAGGCAATCATTATCAAGTAATTAATAGTCTTAAAGAGGAAATAATTGATTTGGCCTCGAATGTACTTGCAAGGGAAGCACCTTCAGCAGCTTTCAAGCTTGTAGAGATTATGCATAGTGACGAGGCCGTTCCTCAAGCTAATGTAAAACTACAGGCAGCACAGACTTTGTTGGATAGAGTAGGTGTTATAAAGAAAGAGAAGCTTGACATTAATCACAATGTCACAGGGGGAATTTTTATTCTTCCACAAAAAGAAACCATAGACTTATCAGCAGATGATGGCGAATATACAGAAGTCGATGGATGAAAGAGTTTATGCAACTGAGTTCTTAGATGATGACTCTAGAATTGTTCTAGGCCCATTTATAAAAACCAGTTCATATAAAGAAGCACAGAGCTTAGCAGAATACTACGGTCTTATTATCGTAGGAGAAGTATCAGACTTTGTGCCTAAGAAAGAGGTAACATTACACTAATGCCAGCAAAGAAAAAAGCTAAATCAAAAGTAAACGCAGCAGGAAACTACACTAAACCAACTCTAAGAAAACGGATTTTCAACCGTATTAAAGCTGGTGGTAAGGGTGGTAATCCAGGACAATGGTCAGCTCGTAAAGCTCAGATGCTAGCCAAAGCCTACAAGAAAGCAGGTGGAGGTTATAAGTAATGAAGAAGTCTCAACTATCTTTAAAGAAGTGGGGGCAACAGAAGTGGAGAACTTCAGATGGCAGTCCAAGTAAAGGTAAGAAAAGATATTTACCTGATGCAGCTTGGAAGGCTTTAAGTGCTTCAGAAAAGAGAGCAACTAATAAAGCTAAAGCAGAAGGTAATAAAAAAGGTAAGCAATTTGTTAAACAACCTAAGAAGATTGCTAAGAAAACTAGAGCATACAGGAAATAATGGCTAAGAAAAAAGACCCTAGGCTAGCAAGAGCAGGTGTATCAGGTTATAATAAACCTAAAAGGACACCTGGTCATAGAACAAAGTCACATGTAGTTGTTGCAAAGCAAGGTGAACAAGTAAAGACTATTCGTTTTGGACAGCAAGGTAAAACTGGTGATAGAACTATGACAAAAAGAGCTAAGTCATTCAAGGCTAGACATGCTAAAAACATTAAGAAAGGAAAAATGTCAGCAGCATATTGGGCTAATAAGGTGAAATGGTAAGATGCCACAGATTGGTAGCGATGATAGTAAAAACTCCGTCCCTTTAAGACGTAGTATGTATAGAAATCCAGCAGGTAAAGGTGCAAAACCTAGGCCTAGAGAAATTTCTAAAGAACAATACGAAGAAAATTGGGACAGAATATTTAAAAAAACTAAGAATCAAACCAAGGAGCAGTCCTGAGTTATGCCTAAGACCTTTTTAGAATATAAAAATCATTATTTCATCTAGGTAATGTCTTCTAAAAGGGCAGCTTTTAATTATGTCTAGTATTCCTACTAACTACATTAAGAAAAAATCAGCAACCATTCCGTTTGGTTACGAAGTTAGTGAAGTCAAGGGCTATCTAAAGCCTATTCCAGAGCAACTGAAGGCTCTCAACAAATATCTCAAAAGTATTTACAACAAAGCCTACTCATTACGTGAGGCAGCTACGCTATTGTCCGAAGAAACTGGTAGGAAGATTAGCCATGTAGCATTAAAGAAAAATTTAGAAAAAGATTTATGGGAAATCTTCCCAGAAGACTACGAAACTAACAAAGATGGCTCGTTTGTTTTGACTGAAGCAGGTAATCCTAAGAAAAAAACAGGAAGACCTAAAGGAGTTACCTCTCAATACAACTATTCAGCAGAAGAAAAGAGAAAAATAAAAATAAGGCAACAGAAAGTTAAGCTACAAAAGGAGAAAAAGAAACTTGCCAAACAGGAGAAGAGACTTAAAACGGAAGAAGAAGTTATTGCAAAGGTTACGGAGAACACGGACTCTAAACTGGTCACAGAAGATGAACTTTCAGAAACAACAGACAGACTTAGAGAAACAATAAAAGATAGTAAGGTTATATTCCATGCTAATGATGGGCCTCAAACAGATTTCTTAGCAGCAGGTGAAAAAGATGTGCTATATGGAGGAGCTGCTGGAGGTGGTAAGTCTTATGCTATGCTTGTTGACCCATTACGCTATGCACATAAGAAAGACCATAGAGCTTTAATACTTAGAAGGTCTATGCCAGAGCTAAGAGAACTAATAGATAAGTCTAGGGAACTATATCCACAAGCTTTTCCTGGTGCAAAGTTTAGAGAAGTAGAGAAGTTGTGGAATTTTCCTAGCGGTGCTAAGATAGAATTTGGTTTCCTTGAGCGAGATGCTGATGTTTACCGATATCAAGGTCAAGCTTATTCTTGGATTGGCTTTGATGAAATCACACATCTACCAACAGAGTTTAGTTGGAACTACCTTGCATCTCGTTTAAGAACCACAGACCCTACTATACAAACATATTTAAGATGTACTGCTAACCCTGGTGGTGTTGGCTCACAATGGGTAAAGAAAAGATATATAGAACCTTACGAGCCTAATAAAAGTTTTGAAGGTAAAGACGGACTAACAAGAAAATTTATTCCTGCTAAGTTAGCTGATAACCCTTACTTAGCTAAAGATGGTGTTTATGAAAAGATGTTAGAATCTTTACCGCCTATACAAAGGAGACAGCTACTAGAAGGAAACTGGGATGTAGCAGAAGGTGCAGCCTTTGTTGAGTTCGCACCTGAAGTACATATAGTAACTCCATTTGAGATACCATTACCCTGGGAAAGACTAAAAGGAATTGACTATGGTTATGCATCTGAGTCTTGTTGTTTGTGGGGGACTGTAGACATAAATGACGGAACTCTTATAATATACCGTGAATTATACAGAAAAGGCTTGACAGGAGTCGATTTGGCATCTATAATAACAGATATGGAAATGGAAGACCCATTTTCTGTATCAGGTGTATTAGATACTGCTGCATGGGCGAAGACTGGTACAACAGGCCCTACTGTAGGTGAATCTCTAGTTCGAGCTGGTCATAAGCTTAGACGAGCAGATAAGAACAGAGTACAGGGGAAAATACAAATACACGAATATCTCAAGGTTAGAGAAAGTGGAAGACCTAAGTTACAGATATTTAATACATGTCCTAACTTAATAAGAGAATTACAGTCTATACCTCTATCTAAAACAAATCCAGAAGATGTTGATACACATGCATCAGACCATGCATACGATGCGTTAAGGTATATGATAATGAGTCGACCAAGGATGGAAAGCTCATGGGACAGAATAAAAGGGATTAAAAGGGACTTATACCAACCTTTTGACTCTACTTTTGGTTATTAAATGGCAGACACAGACAACACAATTCTTAGTGCAGATAACATCTACATGGAAGTAGAAGGTGAGTCTGGTCAGCAATTAGAATTAGAAGATGACCAAAAATTAAATCTCGTAGGTATAATCAATTCTAGATTTGACTCTGCTGAAGATGCTAGAACATCTGACGAAACACGTTGGATTACAGCATTTGAAAATTACAGAGGTCTATACAAAAAGAACAAACGATTTAGAGAATCTGAAAAATCACGTGTCTTTGTTAAAATTACAAAAACTAAAGTCCTTGCTGCCTTTGGACAGTTAGTTGATGTTATTTTTGGGACAGGTAAGTTTCCTATTGGTATTAGTGAAACAAAGATTCCAGAAGGAGAGTTAGGTCAATCTCATCTTGATATTAACAATCCTCAACCTGGTATAGAAACCAGCGAACCTGAAATACCTGATGATATAGGAAATCTTAAAGATAATCCTTATGACGTAGGTTATGAAGGTGATGGTAGAACATTAGGCCCAGGCTCTACCTTTATGAAAGGTGAAGTATCTAAGCCTATAGAAAACCAAGTTCCTTTAAAAGAAGGAGCTATACCTATACCTAATATACCAGAGGTTAATCCAGCACAAGAATCTGCTAGGAGAATGGAACGTTTAGTCCATGACCAAATAGAAGAATCTAATGGTTCTTCAGAGATTAGAAATGCTTTACTAGAATCAGCATTGCTAGGTACAGGTATAGTCAAAGGCCCATTTAATTTTAATAAAAGATTAAACAAATGGACTAATACTCCTCAAGGAAGAGAATATAGTCCAATAGATGTGAGAGTACCTCGCATAGAGTTTGTAAGTTGTTGGGACTTTTATCCTGACCCTTCAGCTACAGACATGGATGAATGTGAATACATCATTCATAGACACAGAATGAATCGTAGTCAACTAAGAGCATTACGAAACATGCCTTACTTTGATGAAGATGCTATAAGAGATTGTCTAAGAATGGGGCCAAATTATGTAGATAGGGGATATGAAGCTCATTTAAGAGATGAGAACAATGCTTATGACTCTCAAACTACATTTGAAGTATTAGAGTATTGGGGTATTATGGATGCTGAGTACGCTAAAGAAGCAGGCATTGATTTACCAGAAGACATAGACGAACTAGATGAAGTTCAAATAAACGCATGGGTATGTGGCAATAAACTACTAAGAGCAGTAGTAAATCCATTTACACCATTTAGATTACCATACAATGCATTTCCGTATGAACGTAACCCTTATAACTTTTTTGGTATAGGTGTTGCAGAAAATATGGATGACTCACAGCAGATTATGAACGGCCATGCAAGAATGGCTATTGATAATTTAGCTTTAGCAGGTTCATTAGTTTTTGATGTTGATGAGTCTGCTCTTGTTGGAGGGCAAAGCATGGAAGTATATCCAGGTAAAGTATTCAGAAGACAAGCTGGAATGCCTGGACAATCAATATACGGATTAAAGTTTCCGAATACTGCACCTGAAAACATGATGATGTTTGATAGGTTTAGACAGTTAGCTGACGAACAAACAGGAATACCTAGTTATTCACACGGTCAAACAGGTGTTCAGAGTATGACAAGGACTGCTTCTGGCATGTCCATGTTGCTAGGAGCATCAAGTTTAAATATTAAAACTGTTATCAAGAACCTTGATGACTTTTTATTGAAACCTTTAGGAGAAGCTTACTATCAATGGAATATGCAATTCCATGAAGGTGACTTGGATATAGAGGGAGATTTAGAAGTTAAGGCAACTGGTACTAATAGTTTAATGCAGAAAGAAGTTAGAAGTCAAAGACTTACTATGTTCTTACAAACTGCACAGAATCCAACTATTGCACCGTTTGTTAAAGTTTCTAAATTGGTTAGTGAACTTGCCTACAGCTTAGATTTAGACCCAGATGAAATTCTGAACGACCCTGAAGAAGCTGCAATCATGGCACAAATAATAGGAATGCAAAATGCTGGACAAAACGTTAGCGAAGAAACTGAATCCCCTGGTCAACCATCCCCAATGGGAGGGGTTCAGGGAGTACCTGGAACACCAGCAGGCCTTGATAGTCAAGGAACTGGTGGCGGCACAATCGGAACAGGTAATGTACCGACTCCAGGGGAAGATGAATTTGCTGGATAACTTAGAAAAGTTACCAGAGAAAATTAAAGAAGCATTAACTAGAGGAGAACAATAATGTTAGATTTATTAGATACAATTTTAAAAATAGTAGGCGTAGTACCTTGGATAGTTTCAGTCTGTTCAATGATTGCTGCTTTAACACCTACACCACACGATGACAATTTAGTAAGCAAAGCTTACAAAGTTATTGATTGGTTTGCCCTTAATATAGGAAAAGCCAAGGAGAAATAAGATGGCAAGTATTTTATCACCAGACGACATACAAGGTTTACCTAACGAAGGACTACAGAAGCTTGCTAAAGAAGCACCTGAAGTAGTTAAAAGAATGGGTTATGAAGAAGGTGGTGTAGCTATTATGATTGCACCAAAAGGAAAAGAAATGGATGAAGAGATGCCTGAAGCAAAACCTTTATCATCTGATGAAGAGATGGAGAACAACTATTTAGATTTTGTTGTAGAAGAATCTCTTTCCGAAGGTGAAGAAAAATACTTACTAGAAAAATTAGAACAAGATGACAGACTAAGCATGATTTTTGATAAAGTCATGGAAGTCGCAACAGAATTCGCTGGGTCTGGTGCTGTAGAAGGCCCTGGCTCAGGAGTCTCTGATTCGATACCTGCAAGGTTATCGGATGGAGAATTTGTCTTTACTGCGAAAGCTGTGCAAGAAATCGGAAGTGACAACCTTCAGAGAATGATGGAAGAAGCTGAGATGAATGCAGATGCTCCAATGGAAAGACAAGCCAGACGTACTGGTGGGAAAATAGGGTATATGATGGACGATGTTCGTAGGGACACTTTTGGTTCAACTGACCCTGAAAATATTTACGACCTCAACAGAGCAGAAGTTGAAGATACTGAAAAGAGAATCGCTGATGAGATGATTGCAGGTGGTATACCTATCAGATAAATTAACCGTAAAGCTACCTACATTACGTCTGTAGCCCTTTACATAAATCACCAGAAAGGCTACCTTTACAACAAGCCCTCTAGTCGACATAGAGCTACCTTGTAAACAAGCCCTGAGTAAGGAGAGAAAAATGGCAACTAAACAAGTCGCACAAAAAGAGGAACAAGCCAATCCTTATAACCAAAAAAAATCTTGGCATAAACCTGATACAACTAAGTTTGTTTCAGCACATGATAGTTTATTCTTTGAAGAACCTCAGAATAAATTATTTGACAGTAACGACATAACTCAAGCTGAGAATGTTAATACTGAGGAGTTAGAATCTAAAAAACAGGAGATATCAACAGATACTCCTTATCAGAAGGCTGACTGGAAAAAACGTTATGATGACATGAAACGTCATTATGACAGTAAACTAGAAGAGTGGAAAACTAAAGAACAAGAGTTGTCACAAGCAGCGAAAGCTCAGTATCAACCTCCAAAGTCTTTAGAAGAACTTGAACAGTTTAAACAGGAACATCCTGACTTTTATGCAGTTGCAGAAACTGTAGCTCATCTACAAAGCAATGATAGAGTTCAAGATTTAGAACAAACTATTGCAGACATGAAGGGTAATGAAGTTAAGATGAAGAAAGGTCAAGCTGAAGTTAGATTGAGAGAAAGACATCCTGATTTTGATGATATCAGAAATAGTGATGACTTTCATGGTTGGGCTAAGACACAACCTCAATCTATTCAAGATTGGATTTATAGCAATGCTGAAGATGCTGACTTAGCATCAAGGGCTTTAGATTTATTTAAAAAGGATTTAGGCATAGAACTTCCGAGTGTGAAGCCTATTTCTCAAAAGCCTGTTCAATCTGCTGCTGATATGGTGTCAACTAAAACAACAACTGTTGACCCTAAGCAAGAGAGAGTATGGACAGAAAAGGAGATAAATGCTTTGAGCATGGATGAGTTTGATAAATACGAAAGTGAAATATCAGAAGCTATGCAACAAGGTAGAATTATCAAAAATTAACAATTATTTTAACTTAAAGGAGAAAGTATCATGGCTCAATATTTTGAACCCTCAACAGATACCGATGCTAACTTTGCGAACTCCGTAGCAGGACAAAATAATAGTTTCTTTTTACCTTCCGTTTACTCTAGAAAGGTTTTAAACTTTTTCAGAAAAGCGAGTGTAATTGAAGCTATAACAAACACCGACTATGCTGGTGAAATTTCTGCTTTCGGAGACTCAGTAAAGATTATCAAAGAACCTGTAATCTCAGTATCAGACTATACTAGAGGTTCAGACACAACTGCTACTAAGTTGACAGACCAAGAACTAAACCTAGTTGTTGATAGTGCTAAAGCTTTCAAATTCATCGTAGATGATATTGAAACTAACATGTCACATGTAAACTTCAAGGAAATTGCATCTTCAAGTGCAGCTTATGCTCTTAAAGATTCATACGATGCTGCTGTGTTAGCATCTATGTTCGCAGGTATTTCAGCTTCAAGCCCAGACCATATTATTGGTTCTGATAGTGCTACAGCAGATGCAACATTGTCACATGCAACCAATTCAGTCGACCTATTAGGTTCTGACGGAACTGGTGTTGATGCATTAGACTTAATGGCTAGAATGGCTAGAAAATTAGACGACCAAAATGTACCTGAAGAAGGTAGATGGTTTGTCGCAAGCCCAGACTTCTATGAAGAGCTAGGCAAATCTGGTTCTAAGCTATTGTCAGTTGACTTTAACGCAGGTCAAGGTTCTATTAGAAACGGTTTAGTTTCAAGTGGAAAACTTAGAGGATTTGATATGTACAAATCTAACAATATCGCTGCTACATCAAATGCAAGTGGTAAAGTTATGGCTGGACATATGTCATCCACAGCTACTGCTAATACAATCCTTTCAACAGAAGTTATCAGAGACCCTAGTTCTTTTGGTGACATCGTGAGAGGCCTTCATGTTTACGGAGCGAAAGTTCTTAGACCTGAAGCATTAGTAAGTGCGTTCTACGTTATTGACTAATAACTATTCGGAGGGGTCTTAATTGACTCCTCCACTTTTAAGTAGGAAAAATTATGTACGGTAAAGATAAGAAAAAGAAAATGATGAAAGGCGGAATGGCTAAGAAGAAGTCTATGTATAAAGACGGTGGAATGGCTAAGAAAAGAATTATGTATAAAGATGGTGGGATGGCTAAAGCCAAACCTTGCTAAAATGAAAGGTGTAAAACACTACAAACGAGACGGTACTGAACATAAAGGCGGTACACATAAAATGCCTAATGGACATTTACATTCTAACAAGTCTCACACCAAAACAAGTGTAAGACTTTTTCACTTTAAAGATTTAAGTAAGAAAGCAAAACTAAAAGCTAGAGGCAAGAAGTAATGGCAACAACCTATTTAGAATTAACAAACCAAGCTTTAAGAGAACTTAATGAAATACCATTAACACCTGTTAATTTTGCAGATGCTGTGGGTTTACAACAGTTTGTTAAAGATTCTATTAATAGGTCAATTTTTGATATTGCCAATGCAGAACCTCAGTTACCTTTTTTTAGTGCTGGAGTAAGTGGAAGTACAGACCCTTTTTATGGAAATGTAACTGTGGCTACTGTAGCAGGACAAAGATGGTACAAATTAAAAGCTAACAGTACAGATATAACAACAGATTTTGCTTCAATAGATTGGGAAGATTTTTTTATTACGACAGTAGGTGTATCTGGAGAGTCTTCTCCATTTGTGTCTAAAGGATTAAATTTTATTACTTTAGATGAATGGACTAGATATTATAGAGACCAAGAAAATTTAGATGATGCTGACAGTCAAAAGCATGGTGAACCAAGTAGAGTGTATAGAAGTCCAGATAATAGAAAGTTTGGATTAAGTCCTATACCTGATAAAGCTTATAACATTCACTTTTATGCTTTTGAAAAACCAGTAGCTTTATCAGCTCACGGAGATACAATAGCTTTTCCAGACCAGTATTCAACTGTTATTACTGCTAGAACTAGATATTATGTTTGGCAGTTTAAAGATAGTCCTCAACAAGCAGCTTTTGCTTTGGAAGATTATAAGAAAGGTTTAAAACAAATGAAATCAAATCTTATGAATCCTCAACCTAAATCTATTACTGATGATAGGACTTACTTTTAATGGCAAACTCACAACCATTTACAGTAGCTTGCGAAGGTGGATTAATAAAATCTACAAACTCATTAGCTTTATTAAGAACTCCAGGATTTGCTACAAAGCTTAGAAACTTTGAAGTAGGTACAGAAGGGGGTTATAGACGTGTTAGTGGCTTTACTAGATTTGGTGAAGACAACGCTGTAAATCCTAGCGGCACAGATAAAGTATTAGGATTACAAGTTTATGCAGACGGAGTCATAGCTTGTGCAGGAGATGGAATATTTTTTAGTCAGGATGGAACTAGCTGGCTACAAATAAATAGAACAGGAGTTTCTGCTAGTGGAGATAATTACTCTACATTTACAGGTAGAAGCGTATCAGCTAGAACTAATCAAGGACAATGTACATTTGATATCTTTGAAGGTGCTAGTGATTTTGGTGATGTCTTAATAGTAGACGGAGCTAATAAACCATTCAGATTTAGAATGGAAGGAACAGGAGTTCTAACAAGTAGAACTTTTATAACAGAAGAGATTACAGTAAGTGGAACTGTAGCTCCAAAAGTAGGAACAATACACGACAAACACTTTGTTGTTGCTGGTGATTCTTCTCAAAAGAACGTTATATTCTTTAGTGGAGTCAACGAGATAAACAACTTTAGTGCAGCTACGGCAGGTAATATATCTTTAGAAGATGCTGTAGTTGGAATTAAAAGTTTCCGTAATGAATTATTTATATTTTGTAGAGAAAGTATTCATAAGTTAGTAAATATAAATGATTTAAATACAATAGCTATAGTACCTGTTACAGACAACGTTGGTTGTTTAGATGGACAAAGCATAAAAGAGATTGCTGGTGACTTAATATTTTTAGCACCAGATGGTTTCAGAACAGTTGCTGGTACATCAAGAATTGGTGATATTGAGTTAAGTAGTATTAGTAAACAAATACAGCCTTTAGTTCAAAAGATAGCAAAAGGAATAAATAACTTTACTATTAGTAGTGTAGTTATAGGAGACAGGTCACAATATAGATTATTTTACGTAGATGCAAGTGCAGACACTACATCTAGTTCTAAAGGAATTATAGGAACACTAAGACCAGGTTCTACTTCTAATCCACAAGCAGGATTTCAATGGTCAGAAACATTAGGCATTCAATGTCCAGCTATAACAGCAGGGTTTGATAGCCTAGGACGAGAAAAATATTTTCATGGAGATTTACAAGGTAAAGTTTATCTACATGATGAAGGTAATAGTTTTGATGGCTCAAATGTAATTGCTGAGTACGAAACTCCAAATATTGATTATGGAGACTTAGGAACATTAAAGACTTTACATTTTATAAAAATATCTTTTGGGCCAGAGGGTGAAGTAACTCCAGTATTGAGAGTTAGATATAATTATGATGACCCTAATCATCCTCAACCAGCAGATTTTATATTAGATAGAATACCTCCCCCATCACTATTTGGGGATGCTAAGTTTGGCATTGGAGCAGTTTTTGGTGCTTCAGAAAAACCGTTAGTAAGACAACAACTACAAGGGAGTGGACATAGTAACATGTTCAGAATCAGAAGTGACGATACAAAGTCTCCATATACAGTAAATGGTTTCTTTGTAGATTACGTACCTTCAGGCAGGAGATAAAAAATGGCAGGATATATACGACAAAGCACGTTTTCAGATGGCGATACCATCACAGCAGCAATATTTAATAATGAATATAATGGCTTAGCAAATGCTTTTAGCAATCAAACAGGACATAAGCATGACGGCTCAGCAGCCGAAGGCCCAGTTATAGGCGTTATTGGAGATGCAGGAGTAGTTGCTCCTCTTAATAAAGTATTAATAGATACTACAAATGACCACATTGAGTTTTACATAGATGATTCAAGTAGTTCAGTACAGCAAGCTTATATAGGTAATGGAGTTATCGCACCTGTCACAGATAGCGACATTGACTTAGGTACTAATGCTTTACGTTTTAAAGATGCTTACATAGATACAATAACTACAACAAGTAATGTTTCTGTAGGTGGAAACCTAACTGTTACAGGTACTACTACATTTAATGGAGGAACATTAACATTAGGAGATGCATCATCAGACAATGTTGTTTTTGGTGCAGATGTAGACTCTAGTATTATTCCAGATGATGATGATACATATGATTTAGGTTCAGCCACCCAGGAGTGGAGAAATTTATTTATTGACGGTACTGCTAATATTGATAGTTTAGTATTAGGTAGCGGTGAAACTGTCACAAGTATTCTTGATGAAGACGGATTAACTTCTAATAGTGCTAGTGCTTTAGCGACTCAACAATCTATCAAAGCTTATGTTGATGCTCAAGTAACAGCTCAAGACTTAGACTTTCAAGGTGACTCAGGTGGAGCATTATCTATTGATTTAGATAGTGAAACTCTTGACATAGCTGGTGGTA